AGGTAGAGGAATAGTATCTCCTAGTAAACTACTGTCAGCATAGCGTTGGGAAAACTCTTGATATGTGAACGAACGGTGCCTCAAAATTTGAGCTGCCAGTCCCCTAGTAGTCTCAATTTCTAACGTCATATGTGCCTGTTCAAAGACAGACCAATGACCGTGCTTAATACAATACCCTAGGAGTCCTGCGACCTTAGGGTTGTCTTGGTTCTTAGGGTTACTCACTCTCGCTACATAACCCATTGTATTTTCAGCGTCAGGTGTGACGGTGACAAGTTTTACGTTCATTCTGGTTTTGGTTGGTTAGAAAATCCTTGTCTGGTACGACGAATCCAGACATCCATTTCACGATCTCTCTCTATTTCTTTCAGTGCTGACTTTAACTTGTTAAGTTCTTCAGTCTCATAGAGCCAAGGTTGATCAAGTGCTCTACGGATAGCTTTAGATGCTTTCATTTTGATAGTTTAATACTGTAGATTCCATTGTCCAATTCGGATGGAACAAAATTCATAGAGATAGAGACTCTAGTAACATCCTCTTTCAAGGTTAGTGTCTCGTGGGTGAGTTCACTAGACCAGAGGAATAGTATACCCTCATCAGGCATCATCGTCAAGGTCTCAGAGTTGTACATATTCTGTTCCCTTGGATCGGTCCTCAAATACGGATCATTCTTTTCAATTCCTGGTGAGTGTACTGTTAATCCCTGTGCTCCTGGTGGGAAGTTCAGGTAGTACGTACCAGACACAAATGAATTACCGTGACTGTGTTTGAATTGATACCCACCCTTTCGAGTGATATTAACCCAACACTCCGTGATGAAATGATCCGTAGTCATATCCCAGTTGTACACATCTTGAGTGAAGTCTACATATGATTCACTCAAGAACTTCTCAAATTCTCTGATAACTGGATGGTCTATATCCAGAAGACTTTCCTTAGAATTATTCCAGAAGTGTACGATGTCAGAAGTTCGAGCATTATGTTCTGCTTTTTTCTTAGCAGTTAGTTCCTGTACTAACGATCTTAATTCTACGTGTGGTTCCTTCTCCCATCGATAGATCCCCAATGGTTTAGGAAACAGACTGACAACTTGTACTCTACTCATTCTCTTGTCACCCTAAAATAATATCCACCAGCAGAGAATACCTTAGGCATAAAGTTCATAGAAACAGATACCCTTACAGACTGAGGACCAGTAGGTTCAGTATAATGTAAGAGATTACCTGGCCATAGCTTCAGTTCACCTTCTGCTGCTTCACCATTCACTTGCATACAATTAAACGCAGTAGGTTTCCCTTGCTGAGTTCCTATGTATGGTCTAGCAGGTGCAGACGCAGGGTTCTGAAATATAATATCTCCAGGTGCACCTTCCATATGCACATAATATGTACCAGATACAATTGCATTAGCGTGTGAGTGTACTACTTGAGTACCACCTGGCTGAGTTACATTAACCCAACAGTCAGTAATGAATGCATCTTGTGTACTCTGCCAACCCTGTACATCTATAAGAAAATCAGAGTAGCATTCTCCTAACCACTTGGTAAAGTAATCAAAGATAGGTTTATCATTATCATACAATAGATGCTCTCCATTCTTCTGATAATAATGCGATAGATTCTTAGAGAAATGATTCTTGAACGTCATCTTATTCTGATTACGTTGCTTGTAATCTTCCATCGCTTCTCTAACAGCGACCTTTAACTCCTCGTGCTTACTCGGATCTGGCATCTTATAGGTGCCAAGAGGAGTAGAGAACATAGGGCAGACAGATTGTCTATTAGGATCTATTCTCATAGGTCAGTAGATTTACGTAACTTGGAGACAACCTCCTCATCGTGCTTAACAACCTTAAAATTATAAGCACCCGCTAAGAATTCCTGTGGCATAAAGTTCATAGAAATAGAAACTCTAGTGGCATTGTTCTTAGTGGGTGTAGTCATATGAGATAGATTACTTGGCCACAAAATAAGATACTGCTCTTTGCAGTTACCGAAGTGTTGTGACTCATTATAAATCGTCGCTTTACAATTGTCAAACCCCATATAAGGTCTGTTAGCCATTGAGATAGGATTAATATACATTATCTCTCCAGCACCCTCTTCCATATGAAGGTAGTATGTACCAGACACAAATGAATTAGCGTGAGAATGTAGTACCTGACTACCACCCTCCTTAGTAACGTTGACCCAACAGTCAGTAATATATGATTTGTCTGTGACCATCCAACCTTGTACGTTTGTCACGTAGTCAGCATAACATTCCTCCAACCAGTCGTGATAGTGTTGAAAGATTGGATCGTTGTTATCGTATAATAAATGCTCTTTGGTATGCTGATAGAAGTGAGTCAGATTCTCTGTGTAGTCACTCTTACCAGGTTGTACCTTTTTAATTGCTTGCCTAGTTGCATCTAGTAGCTCCTTATGTTTGTCATCAGGATACTTATAGTATGCTAACGGCAATGCAAATATAGGTTCAACTAGTTCCGCTTTCACTGTCATCTTTTAATGCATTACGAAGTTTGGTTGCTTTGATTCTTCTCTTAATCATTTTAGCATAGTATACTTCTTGTTCTGTATACCATCCTGGATGTTCTTTACTCCTTTTGATAATTAACTTTGCTGCTTTCTTGTCCTTCATAGTACGCTCTAAAGTACGGGACAACACCGTTGGTGATCTTATGCCCCTTTGCTATCCACTCATCCGCACAAGCATAGATTGCTTTGGATGTGCAAGTGGTACCAAATGTATGAAGAAGTTTCACAAGTACTTGCTGTCTTAGCAACAGTTGGTCTTCAGTCAGTGTAGCCGTCGTCATCTTGGAGAGTTAAGTAAGTTGATTTTACTAATGTATCCTTAGGTTGGTTAGCTGTATAAGCACCAACATCAGAATACACTTCTGATTCTAGCACGGTTAGTAAAGATTTCAAGTCCTTTACAACTGTTTTAAGTTTAGCTTTGTCCATTTGTTCCCACTTTAATTATGTAGGCTCAAAAAAAGACCCCTTATTTAGGGGTCTTTCTGTAGTTAACTGCAAGCGTGTGCTTTACTCTTAACTTTAATTCCACGATACATTAAATCGTGACGCTGACGCTGATTATTCTCTTGAATAATCTTTGCGTTGTACTCATCGGTATCGTACTCGATACCACGGTAAGTGACTTTTGCCATTGGCTTTCTCCAAAGTAGTAGGGTGTTTTAAGTCCGTTCCTTTAGTCGGCTTTTGCGTCCCAGTCGCAATGACTTGTTTCTTCTAATACGACGCTGATCATCTCAGCACGTAACTCATCTTTGATCTGAAACTCTTGCATCTTATCTAAAAGAGCTTGAGCATCAAGGCAAGTTAGAGTAGCAGCAATAACTGATAGATGAAACATAGGGATGAACGATCCGTTCCGAGTCGGCTTACTTGCGTCCCCTTGGGGATGAACGATGTGTTAATACTAACACAATTATATTATATATGCAAGTCTTTATGTGTAATACGATACAATTTAAGGATGTCTTAATTATCCACCTGAAGATGTCTCATTAGGATTGACTGCCATAGATGGAAGTGGTACTCCTTGAGTCATTCTCTCACCTGGTGATGACCACTGCTTACCTTGTGGTTTAGGTGGTGCAGTTCTATTACCCCATTCGATCTGAGGGAATGCTTCTTTAACTACGTTCTCCGTAATCCTATACTTCTTCTTAAGATTCTTATCTTTAACTAGACAAATCACTTCTGCTTCAGATTCGTGTAGCCCTTCCAACAGACCCACAAACATTGTCTCTCTTTTTAAACTAGAAAGAGAATCAGCACCACCCTTTACAAAGTAGTGGAGAATTCTATGCTCTGTACTAAGTTGAGAATGTTCTGTTCCTGGAGGTGCTTCGTTTGGTTTGTAAGGTACTGCACCTTCAGGTAAAGCAGTTTCGATACTAGGATCGAAGTTCATAATCAAAATTTTCCTGAGAGCATTACTATTATGCTCCCGTAAAAGATTAATCTTTTGTGCCTTTGTCTTGGCATTGCTAACCTTTTGCAGCACTTCAGAAATTAATAGTTCAGCCATAATAATCAGGTTTTTAGTATTTAGTCGTCATCTTCTACCTCTTGTTCGTGGAATCGAACGTGTAAAAGATCTCCAGAATAGGGATTGCCATTGGAATCATACATTTCTGGGTGTTCATAACTAGCAGGTTCTTCCTGTGTAGTGGTTGCGTATACAACATCGTTTCCTATCCATCCAATAATACCTCCTAGTATAAAGAAAATTAGACTTGTAACAGCACTGAAATAAAGCATCTCAGGAGCCATAATTATAATCCTCAATTCGCCTTTATTTAGACCAACCCAATGGATTTAAAGTGGCGTGCTGCCTCTACTAAACCTCCTAAATTCTTACCGTTGTATACTATCTGAGGAAATGTTACAGTCTCTACTTTGAGTTCAGATAACACTTGTTCTCTAGTGATATCCCTATTCAATAGTACTTCATTGTAATCAACTTTAGATCTATTCAAAAGTTCTTTAGCTAGTGTACAATACTTACAACCATCCATAGTATAAAGGGTAGTTGTCTTACGTGGATCAAATTCAGTCATTAGGTCCTCTTTGAAAGGTATATCCATCCATAGTTCTATTCCGAATAATTATTCTATTATTCTCATAGTCAGGTACGAATTCAAGTATGTCTTCATTACCCCAACACAACTCCTCGTAAAGGGAATTGAGTCTGGACATATCTGTCCATAGATCTTGCGGAGGGTTGTCCATAAAAGGTATTAACCAGCTCTTAATGTATCATAATATCTATTAGATGTCAACCTTGCCATATCATATCAGGCATTGCTGCTGGTTGCTGTCTACCTACGGTGAACATAAGAATGAAGTAACCCAAGAACCATATGATATTAAAGATCCAAGCTTGTCTAAAGAGATACTTCCTGATACCCATTGCAATGAATACATTTTTCACTGCCTTAGGGTCATCTTCATCACCTATTGATCTAAGTATCTGTTCTATCACCACCGCAATCAATGCACCTATCACCATAGGATAGAATACAAAGTTAGCAAATGACATTATTGAAATAAGGAAAGCCATTAGTAGTGATCCTCCAATCCTTCTTGTGGTTCAGGTTTCCAGTCCTTACCATAATACTTTTCGAGAATATTATGGTGAGGTGCTCTATCAAGTTGCTCTTGTGTAAACTTGTGAGACTTTGGTGGTTCCTTTGGAAACAACTCCAGTTGTATACCGTGTGCTTCCCAGAACCACTCTTCAGGATCCTCTCCTTTGATATGAGAGAACCCATAATAACTACCATCATCTCTTTGATAAAGCATATGATGGTCGTGAGGATTCAACAACCACATCTGTGATAGTTTGTCTGTGGTTTTGTAACCGATCTCTTCCTTAGTAAGTTTCTTCATTGGATCATCGCAATAGCGTGAGGAAGAATCTCGTACTCTTTCAGTTGTATCCTACGAGTAAGACTATCTATAGTATCATCAGGTTCTATTGGAACCTCACCTTGTAGTATAATCTCTCCACCGTCTAGTTCCTCATTGACATAATGAACGGTGCATCCTGTAGTTTTGTCACCAGACTCTAACGCTTGTTCTACTGCGTGCAACCCTTTGTACTTTGGTAGTAGTGAAGGATGTACATTTATGATAGGGCAATGAAACGCTGAAGGATTCTTCAGTACTCTCATATAACCTGCCAATATAATAAGATCAACCCTCCAAGCCTCAAAGAGTTGAATCATTCTATCTTCTT